ATGCGCTCTGGCCATGCCCTTTGCAAAAAAATAAAACTGAAAAATTTTTATGATGCAAAACCTGCAGGCGGGTGCGGTGTAGCGCCGATTTTGTCTGCCGGACGATTATTTTGCCGTGCTGACGCGCAGCCAGTGCCGCGCTGTGCGGATGATCTGTTTATGGTTGTCGTGCGTGATGGGCGCGCCTTTGCGTGGCGCATCGTGCGTCTGAGGCGTGCTGGTGACGGGCAATAAAAAAACCCGCTGCGATAGCGGGTCAGTGTGCTGGCTTACTTGCCGATGACGGGTGAATATTTCGTACTGAGCGCGGCGGCCTGCTGGCTGATCTGTGCGATATCGCTGCTGTTCGTGGGCTGCCCGGTTGACGGGTGCGTATGGCTGGCCTGCTGGTCAGCCAGCTGCTGAACAAGCGCCACGGTATCGAGCATCAGCTGGGCCACGTTAATCTTCTCTGAACCAATCCACACAACCGGCGCGATAATTTCCTGACGCGTTCCGGCAATGCTCTGGCGCAGCTGGCCAATTTTTTCAGTCAGTGCCTGACCGACTTTAATCGCCGCGCTGCCGGTGACATCCGTTTCCGCATTACCACCCACTGTAATCAGCTGGCTCTGCTGTGCGGCCATGCTGTAATTGCCGGTCGTCACGTGCTGGATTGCCCCGGCCATCAGGGACGCCGTGCCGATCACGGTCGTTCTGTCAGTGGCTTTGACCGTCGTTTCCCTGCTGACCAGCTCACGCGTTTCCGTATCGGCTTTAACTTCCCGGCTCATGGACGTTTCACGGATGGCCTGATCGGTCTGGCGTTCCCAGTCTCCCGCCTGTGTTACCCGCTGTGATACTTCCGCGCGCTGCTGCTGCAGCTGTTCACCCGGTTTCACGTCCGGCAGGCTGGTCCCGCCCGGCATGGTCTGGCGCACAAACGGCTTGTCCGGGCGTCCGCCGGTAAAACCGACCTCAACCAGCGTTCCCTCTGGCGGAAACTGAAACATGCCGGAATCATTACCGGCCATCGGAACGGGCAGCGGCACAGCAGGATAAACCGGCGTACTGCCGTCCGGATTGCCGTCAGCGTCCAGCAGCTGCAGATCGACGGCATAGCGCGGCCTGAAGGGGTCAGCAAAGTTTCCGCTTTTAACCGCCTCAGTCGGGGCAACAACGCGCGCCATTTTGGGCAGGTGCAGGCCGCTGGCCAGCTCCGGGTAATGGCTTTCAACCTGCCGCTGTACCGGTGTTTTTTGTAGCGGCTGGCCGGTGATACGGTTTCGCGGCGTCCAGGTTATTGTCATGGTGTCGCCGCTCAGCTGCACCTTTGTCACGCGCTGGCCGTTCACCTCTACGCCCGGACGCAGTGACTGGATCACAGGTACGGTCATCGTATTGCCACCGGCAGTGGACTGGCTGAACTCCGGCGGAATGTCCACCGGCTTACCGGCAAACAGCGCCTTTTCAGCGCCGCCCAGATACATGCTGCCATCAGGCAGCTGATACCAGAGGTAATCGGCAATCCCGAAGGCGCGCCCCAGACTGGCCAGCAGCTGAAATCCTGTGCCGCTGTGTGTGAAGTGCGGGATCGGCCTGTCGCTGTAATCTGCCTGCGGCACGGTAACGGTCAGGCCGCTGTGTTCTTCCAGCCAGGCGGCAATCTGGCGAAGCGTCGGGTGCTGAAATGCGCACGGCCATGCGCGATCAAATACGCCGCACAGCTCCCGGATGAAAAGACGCTGATAGCCGGTTTCCGAAGGCTGCGAGCGCTCCACGTATCCGGTAAACCAGCGCAGCAGCCTGTCAGGGTAGCCGGTATCAATGCGGACCATTTTGCCGGTGTAATCAGTGCTGGTCTTTGCCGTGACGAAGCCACGGCCACAGCTGCTAAGCTCCAGCACCAGAGCGGCATCAGTCAGATGCACTTCGTCAGTTGACAGGTAAAGTCGGGTTACAGGTTTCATCGCTATTCCAGTGCGTCGTTTACCGGCTTAAGCACTTTGCGCTCAAACCACGTCATTTGTTCGTCGCTCTCGCCTGCGGCCTGCGGTCCGCCTTTGCCGCCGCCGGTCTGTTTGGTGGCCGTGGTTTTGCCGCTTGCGCGCGCTTCACGCTTTTCCTGCACGCTTACATGCTCTGTCAGGGTGAACGTTATCAGCCAGGCCATTTTTCCTTCCTGCTGCGGAGCGTCCACATTGCCGGTGAACGTCGCCTCGCGAAAACTCACCGCGCGCGCCACCTCATGCGCCACGCGGTATTTTTGCCGCTGGCCGCTGGCGTCAGTTGCTGAAGCCAGCTCAAAAATACGCTTCAGCAGGGCAGCATCACTGAACCCGATTTCGCCGCTGATCCTCAGCTCTTTTCCCTTGATGCCCTGCTCTGCCTTAGCCGTTGAACTGGTCTGCCCGGACTGGTCTTTGTCCTGAAAAGCCATTGATACGGTAACCCGCATATTTTTAAGCGGGATGCCCTCACCGTTAAGCGCCAGCGTCGGGTTTGTACTCATGGATCATGCCTCTTATTCCCTCAAGATTGTCACCGACCAGCATCACGGCCGCCGAATACACAGCGGACGGCTGCGGAATATCTTTTTCCAGCTGCGTGAGCGTGGTCACCACGTCGTCGCCGCCGGTAAACACCCATGCCCGTGCGCTTTTGCCCTGCAGATCGCTCAGCCCGGCGGCAATCTCTGCCAGCATGGCATCACGTTTCTGGCCAAACGCAGCCAGCTGCGCTTTCAGTCCGTCCAGCCCGGCTGCTGCGCCTGCTTCACTCTGGGCCTGCTTCACGGCGGCGGCTGCAAACGCAGCGCGGCTGGATGGCACGGACAGCGGCACGGATGGCGGCATCATCGTGTTCATCCGTGCAGGCCGCTGCATCTTTTCCGTGGTCAGTGTGGCGGCAGACTGCGCCAGACGCTTCACCTGAACAAACGCCGGTGCCGGGAAAACCTCAGCCAGCTGGTTCAGTGAGGAAATAAAATTGTCATGCGTCTGGCTGGCCACCATCAGAATAACCACGTCAGCTTTTCCGCCAATGCCTGCCAGCTTTTGCGCCAGATAGGCCGTGGCATTCACCGGACTCAGATATGCGCCGTTATCGGTTTGCTGTCCCAGCCCGTAAATCCACGGATGCACCGGGACCATGCTGCAGTTCAGCGCGGTCACTGCATCCGTCAGCGCCAGCCGCGCCTCACGCCACATCGTTAAGCTCCGGCCAGACAATGTTATCCGGGTCTGAAACATCAAGCTCAATCAGATCGAGGCGGTAATTCTTAAGCGCCATCAGTCGCGCTTTCTGCTCAGGCGTTGCCCTGCCCAGCTCAACCGCATCCGCCAGCGGGGACATTTCAGCAACCGCATCAGCAATGAGTGACAGGCGTTTTTTATCTGCCAGCTCAACCCGCTCAGTCTGGGTGTAAGTGCGGGGCACAATTGCGGAACCGTCAAACATCCATGAACCATCAATTGAGATATTTTCAGGCACCGCATTTTTTTCGACTTCTGCAACAGAATATCCGCCAGGGTAAAGGCGTGACGCATCAAACCCGAAAGAACGGATCACGCCCTCGCTGTCGTAGCAGACTTTTAAAGTGTCAGCACTGAACCGCATACGGTGAAAATACCAGTCCTCACCCTTTTCACTTTGAAAATAAAGCGCGGGGATCATCAAATCCGCATATTCCGGAATGTACTGTGTGAAATTTTTAAGGATTAACATCATGCTGTATGCCCTACATTTACCCAGCCTATTGACGGATAATATTTCTGAATCGGACGGTAAAACACCGTATCCCCGCCGGGGTTATCGCCTTCATAATTCCAGCCGGTCATGACACAACCACCGGGAACACGCTGCTGGCCATTTTTAACAATGAGGAATGCACCTTCTCCACCCAGAGCAACATCAGAAACTCTGTTAAGCTGCGCATCATTCGCTTTATTCCACGCATCATTAGCCCTGTTGTTAGCATTATCTGCATGTGTGGTAATGGCTCTCAGCGCCCCATTTAAATTGATGTTATTCCAGTAGCCCCGAAAAATACTTTTAGTACCACCGCGCTCAACGATGTCACCGTTTTCCTGATAAACGTGGCCATTTCCGCCCCATGAAATAACCAGATTTGACTGAATAGTGACGCCGTTCGCAAATGTGACCTGTCCCGTATCGTGGTTAACCGATAGCGGACGTAAGTCATTCCATGAGCCATAGGGATCGCCGGGCTTTGTAAACATCAGGTAAAAATTACTTCCATCAAACCGCCAGAACTGCGCACGCCCGTTTGATGACACGATCCTGTAATTATCGGGCTGACTTGAAACCGCTTTGCCGTTCAGCCTAATAAAGCAATCAAGTGAGGACGGGTTTATCTGGATATGGCCACCATTAAATTCAGACATCAGGCTGCCCGTATTAACTACGTTTCCATCTTTAATTTTTTGAAAAAAGAACGCTCCCCCATAGGTATTTCCCGGTTCAGCACGCGCTATAACATTCGCTGATATGGCTAATACATCTCCTCTTGCCTCAAGCGAACCATCCAGCACGCCCCCCTTCTGCGAGTAACGCCCGTTTGCGTTGTCCATCGCTGCTTTAACGGCTTTTGGCGTGGCGGCCAGTTTTTCGCTGTCGCTGTCCGTTCCACTGAACAGTTTTACAAAACCCTTTTCCTCAAGGGTTGCATCAGGATGGTTTCGTGATTTCTCATGCGCAGCCAGGGCATTGCTGGCTGCCTGTTCGTTCAGGCTGCCTTTTGGCCGCAAATCGGTAATGTTGCCGGCAGCGTCGATGCCCGCCAGCGCTGACACGTAATGCTTCACGCCGTCCAGCTCGTAGTCAGCAAGATCAGCCGCCACTGTGATTTTGCTCTGCACGCCCCAGACGCTGGCCAGCGTCCCGGTAAAGCACACGTCCAGCCACACTTTTACCGGCTTCACACCGACCTTAATATTCTGGTCAGCGTCCAACCGGTACAGAAGGCTGACAATTAATCTGACGCAGAAAACCGTCCAGAATGGTTGGGTCTTCAGTGAGATCGATGATCGCCAGCAGTTCAGGTAATGTCAGCTGGTGCGACTGGTCTGGGTTCAGTTTGTTGCGAAGTGTGGCCGGTTGCATTCCAACTTTTTTTGCCAGTTCTGTGACGTTGTGTGCCAGTGAAAACTGCCGACAGGCGTCATCTAGATAGTTACGTGCGGATATTTTGTAATCGTACATGCTCACGCCCTCGAACTTATGCATTATTGAATCGTGCAGCGCTTTGCGAGGCGATATTCATCAGGCACCTTGATTTCTTCGCCTGTTACATTGATTACAAAATTGGAATGACCCAAGGCTAAACGTATCTGCTCTTCTTTGTATTTCAGATACTTAATCTGTACTTTGCCGCCAGCACGTTTGCAGCCCTTACGGATTTTTTTAGGGAAAACTTCAACCACTCCGCGCTCTTTCCATTTGTAGACGGTGTGAATTGACAACTTCTCTAAAAACGCAAACTCAAGCGGGTACACCCAAGCGCGAGGAATGTTGATTGAAATAGGTGCATTCATGGTGCAAAATCTCCTGTCGATTGGTTCGTATTCGTATCTTTTAGTATTTATTGGTCTCTATTGACCTCCGTTTGCACCGGAAGGTCTCTAGCTGGTTCATTTGGACGCCTCTATTTATATTCGTCCATACGAACCCTGTCAAACTATTTTGGAGGTTCATTTGGACTTGTCGCAGGGTGTGAAAACGTCTGACGCAATTGATAGGGTTATGGAAGCCTATGGTTTCTTTATAAAAAATGACCTTTGCGCGCACGTTGGACTATCACCTAACACGCTTTCAACGTGGACAAAAAGAAATACATTCCCTGCTGAGCTGATCATTCGCTGCGCACTTGATACAGGTGTTTCGTTGGCATGGCTCACATCTGGCCAAGGTCTTAAACGCAATCCACTGACTTCAGATATTGTTTCTATACCGAGCAATGTTCTGATAAATGGCGAACTTAAGCCATCTGGCTCAATCTCTTTTGATAAGCTTTTTCTGCCTGTCGAAATGAGAGACCCGTTAGTTTTGAGAAGTAATGGCGATTTTTACTTTTTAGATAAAGCCATTGAAGAGCTTAGTGACGGCCAATGGCTTGTAGAAATTGAAAATAAGGTAAGCATTAGAGAGTTAGCATTTATTCCCGTAAAAAAGGTTCGGGTTCTTGGTGGCGGCGTTCATTTTGATTGCGGTGTTGATGAGATAAAAATCCTATCGAAAGTGGTTGGCGTTTCTAAAAAGGTTTGAAATGACAATTAGGAAATTACCTTCGGGAAAATGGCTTTGCGAATGTTACCCAAGTGGCAGAGACGGCAAGCGAGTACGAAAACAATTTGCCACCAAGGGTGAAGCGGTTGCGTTCGAGAACTTCACAATGGATGAGGTTAATAGTAAGCCGTGGCTCGGAGAGAAGGCGGATAATCGTAGGCTTTCAGATTTAATAAAGTTATGGCATTCGCTATATGGTCAGACTCTCTCTGACCCTAAAAGACTTATGGCCAAATTGAAGATAATTTGCGATGGGTTAGGCGATCCATATGCGATGGATGTTACTTCTGGGATGTTTACAACTTATCGTGAAAAGCGTTTAGTTGGTGACATTCGCGATTCAGACGGCATTCCTTTAAAACCAGTAAAACCTAAAACAGTTAACTTAGAGCAGGCTAATTTATCTTCTGTCTTTGGTACTTTGAAAAAGCTAGGTCACTGGAATGCACCAAACCCATTAAGCGGACTACCAACATTTAAAATTGCTCAAACAGAATTAGCATTCCTGAATAATGAGGAGATTAAATTAATTCTTAATGAGTGTGAAAATTCAGGTAATAAAGACTTACTTACTGTTGCCAGAATCTGCCTTGCAACTGGTGCGCGTTGGAATGAAGCAGAATCCTTGCATCGCTCGCAGGTTACGCAATACCGGGTGACATTTACTAAAACTAAAACTAAAAAAAACAGGTCTGTCCCTATTTCCCAAGAACTTTATAACGAGATTCCCAAATCTAATGGGCAATTGTTTAGTCCATGTCGAAAAGCGTTCCAACGGGCGATGGAGCGTACTCGCATCAACCTGCCAGAAGGGCAATGCACACACGTTTTACGCCACACTTTTGCCAGCCACTTCATGATGAATGGCGGAAACATTCTGGTATTGAGAGACATACTCGGCCACGCGGACATAAAAATGACCATGATTTATGCCCACTTCGCACCTGAACATCTTGAAGATGCGATTACAAAAAACCCTCTTGCAAACTTAAAATGGTCTCGCCAAAATGGCGGCGATTTGGCGACAGACTAAATAAAAAGATACTAACTGATACTAATGCATACCAATCGATACTATTCCTTTTCAAACACTTAGACGTAAGTCATTGATTGCGTAAAACATCAGAAGGTATGTAGTAATTTCGGACGCGGGTTCAACTCCCGCCAGCGAGGGTTACCAGAACCCTCATCAAAGTCCTGAGAGCCCGCAAGGTGAAAGCCTTGCGGGCTTTTTTGTGTCTGTAATCGGCTGAATTGCTCCAAACAAACGCGGTAATTGTGGAGCGGTGACGGTGCCCGCATCAATGCCATCATCGGCAGCATATCGAGCCGCAGGGTGATCCTGCACATGTCGGAGCCAAATGAACTCTATAGGGGGAATGTCACTATCAGTCCGCGTCAGGCCAGGCATTACCTCCACTACGACAGATTGCCTGAATGGAGGCCAGCAGCCTCAAGAATCCGTTCAGTATGAAAATTCGGCGGATTGCATAATGAGGCAATTTTCAATTTCATTAGCACATTTGTTATATTCGTGGAGTTGCTCATCTAACAGGGACTGAAAATGGATACGGCCTTACTTAGTGCGCTGGACTCAGACGGCAAAACGAAATTTGAAAGTGCGGTGAACGCATTACAAGGCGATGTATCTGCGGCGGCAGCAAGGCTCTCTGTCGATCCCCGACTGCGTCTTGAGTACTCTAAACGCATTAAAGAAATGGCTGAAGATCTCAGAGCAAAAGTGAGTAGTGGCATTATTAGCTGGGATAAAGCTGCAATGGAGGCACAGGAAACCAGAAATCTGATAATGGATATGGTGCGCACCCGGAGTACGCCACTTGGCAGGGCAATGGCAGAAAGGATGAAGACCTCAGGCGTAACGCTCAATGAGTTAGTCGCCAAAAAAACTGCCGCTATGTTCGGGCCAAAGGCTAATTTTTACAGCTTATCTGAAACGCAAAAAAATCAGGTTTATGCCGCGATTGTAGAGTCAGCGGGTAAATCAAATCCTCAGGTCAACCTGAGAATGATGGAACTATCCCATGCAGCTAAAGGCTTGATAGTTCTTTCTATCGAGATATCAATGTATGAAATATATACGTCAGACAACAAAGCATCAGAAACCGGCAGGCAGGTTGCTATTAACGGAGCTGGTATTGCGGGCGGTTGGGCTGGCGGTGCCGTTGCAGGTTTGATGTGTGGACCTGGCGCCCCCTATGCGTGCTATTAGGCGGATTTGTCGGCGGTGCTTTAGCGGCGTGGGAAATGGGCAACTGGTGGAAATAGAAATGGAAGAAGTCACTACAATATCGCTGTCGGAAGTTAATGAGGCAACAGATACCGCCCAGGCTCGTTCCGAAGTTTTGATTGACGGCATCTCAACGGGAATTATCATCCCTGGAAAAGTGCTTGAGGGTGCGATAATAATTGATGAGCGCCGCTATCTTTTATTCATAACAGATGACGTTCTTTTTGAAGAGATGCTGACGCTCCTGCTGTTAGATCTCTCTCAGGGAATTTTAGAGGAACTGACTATTGGGGGTATTTATACTTCAGGTCATTTCGAGGCTTTGAAAGTTTCACCTCATTCTGCAAGTTTCCGCTTCATCGGTGATACCACGTGGACAGTAAAAGTATCAGCATCGCCAACGTTTAAGATTCCCTTTTCTGATCCTCCCGGAGTAAGCCGCCCAATGGGATTGAGAAAATACATTGATATCAATGCTAACCCTGCACCAGCCAAAGCAGATGGTAGTAGATAGGGTAATCTGAAGCCCTTTTAACCTATCAGCAGAGCAGGTGACCAGGCAGCAGACAAAACGGCATTGGTTTACGCTTAGGAATATCAGTTAAATGTGCGAAGCTGCCCGCATTATTGCTTAGCCAGTTAATCTCGCTACGTGCTTAACCCGGTCAAGGACAACACTGTCAAACGTCGGAGAAAGTTTTTCATGACAGATACGCAAGTTAATGACACATAGCAGCTACGGGCTCACGTTTCGCAGGGCTGACTGCCAATAAGGATCTGCAAGTTCAGTAAACGCCGCACAGTGTAATCCAATTTACTTTTTGCCGCTGCCACATCATTTCAGCATTGTCTCCTGTTTATCCAGCGCCAGCTCCTTTCAGCCACCTGTGAGAAATGAATAGCTTTCACTAACTTAATTTATGGCACTGAAATGGTTGGCAGCACCTGAAAAAAGCATACAATTATGCTGTTTGCCTTTTAAACAAATAAGGTCACATTATGGATGATGGCATAAAGATCGCGATGTCCCCTGTTCAGCTTGCTGCCGCACTCTCTGATAAGACAGTGACAGAGGCGGAAACAATGAGTAACCGCCTTCTCGGGGGGTTGGGACTTGTCATGGGATGCCTTGAACTGGCTGGTGCAACTGCTCTATGTATAGCACCTGAACCTACCGGATTAACAAAAGCAGGATGTGTTGTCGTCGGCGCACATAGTCTCGATAGCATTAATGCTGCTGCAAATCAGCTCATTGTGGGCAGAGACACTCGCACAGCAACATACGAGACAGCAACAGCAATTGCCAAATCCTTTGGAGCAGATGAAGATACGGCTATGAAAATCGGCCTGACTGTCGATATCGCTGTTCCACTAGGATTTGCACTTGGCATCGGCGCAAGTCGTGTAGCAGCAGTAAGAGCTGGCCGCATTAAACTTACTGAGCATGAGTCAGTCACAGGTTTGAAACCCGGCGGGCATACGCTTTCCACACATGTTGGCAAAAGCGATGCAGAACTATTATCCCGCTTTGAAGCCAATAAGCGTTTGCAGTATTCCACTACCTTTACCAACGTGCAGATAGCCGAAGAAGCCATATCGAAAGCGATTTTTGCTAATCGGGACGTTATAAAATCGGTCCTTGGCGGAGGCAGACAGGGAGCTAGGTTAACTATTCGAAATGCATCTGGCAAAGCGATTGGCTACGGTTTCCAGCGCGGGAGTAACCAGCGAATAGTCATGACAAATGTGAGAATTGTTATCGAGTTTCAGCAATATAACGGCAAACCCTATTACATTCTCACAGCATTCCCGGATCTATAGGTACAAAATGCAAAAATTCCACTTTCTTGACCAACTTATTTTCGGTTATTTCAACCAGGACGCGGACATCATCAATGATGGCGAGGATACGGTCGAAGGCATAGTACGGCTATTCAAAAAGTCAGTACCAGACTGGATGCTCAAAGATCTCGCCGAAGAAGTTGATGATTTTATCTCCGCCTATGGTGACGGTGTCGAAGAGGAGTTCAGGAAACGATATGGGTTTGATTTTGCCCCTGAACTATGGGAAACCACGGCTCAGGAATTCCTGATGACTGTTCGTCAGATCTCGTCAGAGAAATGA